ATGCTCGACATTTCCCCTGATGGGGGCTGAAAAGCCCCCATTATCTATTTTACGAGGTGAATTATGAAAGTGGACTCTAAAAAAGGTTCATTAAAGAACTTTAAGAAAAGCGGCAAGCAAGACATGAAAAATACCGGAAACTTCAAAAAAACCATGTCTCAAATGGGCAAGCACGCGACATTTGGCAACAAGTCTAAGACTCACGCATGAAACGATTACTTGATTACGATGCTGATACTGGCATTCAGACCTGGCACGATTACGACCACCACACTAAAGAAACCGTTATAGCGGAAGTGCAAGACGTGGCGCCGGTACTCGAAGCTAATAAAGTTGCTAGGAATCAGGGTAATGGTGGCGCTAAAGGCTTAAATGAAGTGGCCCAGCGTGGCATTAAAAACAACTGGTGGCACGCGGCAAGCGTTCCTAATTCCGTTATTTTAAAATGGAAAAAAGAGCTAGGCGTTGATATATACAATAAAGATCACCTGCCTGCGGTTAAGAAGTTATTAAACGATCGTGATTGGGCGTATTTGAGGACAGGTACAGGGCGTGTCTGAGTTGTTGGCTGATTGCGATAGAGCAATTGAATACGGCGATTTAGATTTTGCAGGCCATGGGTTATTAAAGGTTCTTTCTCAAGATCCAACTAATCACGAAGCCTGGACAACGTTAGCGCGTTTTTTAATTGATGCTGGTAAAGCGCCTTATGCGTACCCGATAGCGGTTGCGGCGGTAAGCGAAAGCAAGACGTGGCGTAATTTGTTGTTGCTTGGTTCTGTCCAAGCGGTATTACAAGAAGCCAGTGAAGCGTGTAAAACCTTACACCAGGCGCTTGAGTTAATGCCGGATAACGAGCCTGATAGCAATAAAGCCATTGTGTATCGACAATTAGCCAGTGCGTATGTTCAGGGCTATAACTTTAAAAAGACCAAGCATTACGCCAATTTATCGCTAGAGTTAGAAGATCACCATCAACCTAAAACCTCACTGGCGTTTGCTGCATTACACGAGCGTGATTGGGAGACAGGGTGGAAGTTATACAGATCGCAATTAGGCACAACCACGCAACGCGAGTTGCAAGATTATGGCCTGCCTGAGTGGAAAGGCGAGAAAGACGCTAGCGTTTTAGTGTACGGCGAACAAGGGTTAGGCGATCAAATAGCCTATATGTCAGCGTGTCCGTTTACGCCATCCCAAATTATTTGCAACCCAAAACTAGAAACGCTGTTCAGTTTATCGTTTCCGTTTTCCGAAGTACATGGAGCGCAGTTTAGTGAGTTTAAAGGGCGCGTCAAAGCGACGCATCAAGTATCGATGGCGAGCTTCATGCCTTATGCGGAAATGAAGCCACGAGGCAAATTCTTAAAACCTCGCAGACAAAAAGAAATTCAATGGACTGGTTTGTTATCCGCGCAAGGACACAACAAACCAAAGATCGGCATCGCCTGGACAGGTGGCGCGATTAAGTCAGATGGTTGGAAAAACAGAAACCTTACGCTGCATGACTTAAAACCAATACTAGAACTCGATGCGACGTTTGTTAGCTTGGAATACAAAGACCGCACCGAAGAAATAAACCAGTTTAAAAAAGAAACCGGCATTACGATCCACGATTGGCCCTGGGGTTCCATGTCAAATAATTACGATGACCAGGCGGCATTAGTTAATTGTTTGGATATGGTGGTATCGGTACCGACAACGATTTATCACTTAGCCGGAGCGTTAGGCAAGCCAGCAATGGTATTAGTCCACGACCAACCGCATTTTCACGAAGGCATTGCAGGCGATTGTCCTTGGTGGGAGTCGGTGAAATTTTATCGCAGGCCAGAATTAGGCACTGAAAACGCTGTTTTAGCGGTTCGAGACTCAATTATTAACAGTTTACGCGATACGCGCACTGGCGAGGTTAAAGTCGGATGAATTTTTACGGATTATTAAATCAGCCTGATCCATTATTTCCAGATAATTCATCTGTAAGTACAAATTTAATTAATGATTTTTTTGTACCTCCAACGCCTAATCCATATATGTTTAATCAGAAATCTAAGTTATCTACGAATCGCGCTAACAACACAAGGATCACTGGAAGTAAAAAATCACAGCGAGGTTTTTTAGGGCCAATACCTAATTTTGTTGATAACTCCATTATGACTGAATTAAGCACTAATAATGATGAGGTATTAGGCGGTCAACCGTATCCATTAATCGTTCCAACGCTAACAGCCGAAGAAATAAAAATACTGCAAAACATGGTAGTAAAAGGCAACGCCAGAAACATACCTAAATCAATTAAAGACAAAGCGGCGCGACACGCAATAGAACGAGCGGCGTTAAATTTACCGCTTTTTTATGAGGATGAGGTAGACGGCCGTTTTCAATTAGATGGTTTGTTGTCGCGACGATGAGAGTTTATATAGGCATAGATCCAAGACAGCCGGTCGCCTTTAACGTGTTGCAATGGTCAATCACCAGGCGCACCAGCAGACCATTAGCTATTGTGCCGTTGGTTTTGCCGACATTACCGATTACGAGAACAGGTTTAACTGATTTTACATATTCGCGTTACTTAGTGCCGGCGTTATCAGGTTTCCAAGGCATTGGCGTGTTTTTAGATGCTGACATGTTGTTACAAGCTGATATTAACGAGCTGGAAACATTAATTAACCCAGATGATGCAGTATCGGTAGTCAAAAGCGCAAATCAGTTTGAATGGCCGTCCATGATGGTGTTCAACAATGAGAAATGCAAAACATTAACGCCTGATTACATTAACGACGAAAACAATCATCCTAGTGATTTTAGTTGGGCCGGATCGGTTGGCGAGTTGCCTAGCGAATGGAATTTTACAGTAGGTTACGACAAACCTATTGAGCAACCTAAATTGATTCATTACACCGCTGGCATACCGCATTTTCCTGAGACTAAAGATTGCGATTACGCCGAGGCTTGGACTAAAGAGTTTGATTCGATGGTGGGCAATTGCAGTTGGTTGGAATTGATGGGCGACTCAGTACACGCTGAGCTAGTCTTAAATAACATAACGGAGAGACGAAAAGCATGGCAATCTCGACATACAGTGAATTAAAAACAGCCATTGCCGATTGGACTGCACGAGACGATTTAACCAGTTACATTGATAATTTTATCGATCTTGCTGAAACCTATTTAAAGCGTGCGCCAGCATTACCGCGTTTGCCAGAGATTGGTGGCGTTCGAGGCAACATCACGCGAGCATCAGGCTCGCTTTCAACCTCAGCCAATACGCTTGATTTACCGGCTGATTATTTGGACTCGTACCGACTGACATTAACCTCGAATGGAGTGACAGGTGTGTTGCGTTACGTCGATCCAACGCAGTTAAGCATTTATCAACGTGATGCGGCTGGTTTGCCGAGGTGGTACACCATATCGGACAAAATAGAATTTGATTGCACGCCGGACTCAACTTATGCCTACGAGCTAAGTTATTTTCCGAGCGTGACGGGTTTAAGCGCGTCTAATACAACAAACTGGATATTAACGGACTATCCTGATGTGTACTTAGCCGCGTGTCTTTTTCATGCGTTTCGTTTTACGCAAGACGACGCAACCTCAAAAGATTGGCTAGACCAATACAAGGTTGCTGCCTGGTCTGCATCTGAAACGTATCGGCAAGGGCGGGTTAATCAAGGGCCAATTAGCGTAAAAACGGATTCAATTAATCCATGATTAAACCAACGACTTTGAAATTTGGCGAGTGGCTACCCGATCAAGCCGCTTTGTCCTCGCCAGGGACAACGCACGCGCAAAATATACAGCCGCATGGTACAGGCTTTCGCAGTTGGGGTTCGCTTGCTGTTGATTCAACAGCGTTAAGCGCTAAAGCACGCGGCGCGGTTGCAATGATTGACGGCGACGCTAATGTACGAATGTTTGCCGGTGATGCGACAAAGTTGTACCGATATGCTGGTGGCACCTGGACAGACAAATCAAAGTCGGGCGGTTATAACAACGACACGCTTGATAATTGGAATTTTTTAAAGTTTGGGACGCAAGTTATTGCGACCAATTACGCAGATAATATTCAGATAGGCCCAATTGACGGCTCATCTGCTTTTGCCGATCTCGGTGGAAGTCCCCCAAAGGCTCGTTTTATTACAGGCGTGCGCTCTTTTGTGGTGATCGGTGATATTTTAAGTGGTTCCACCGAGTACCCTACGAGAGTGCAATGGTCGGGCCAGAATAACGAAACGAGTTGGGGGACTGTCCCTTCGACGCAAGCTGATTTTCAAGATCTAGTCGGTAACGGCGGCAAGATTATGGCGATTACCGGCGG